CTGCCACCCCCGCAGGGCGGCCGTTTTATTTCGAGGCTGAGATGAGTGTATTCAGAGACCTGATCCTGAATGATCGCATGCGCTGGCAAGAGAGCCGATGGCAATTCCTGGGTGAGTTCGCCACCACCAACAACATCGACCCGTCGACTGACACGCGTCCGCGCCAGCCTTATGATCTCGACCTGAGTGCCAACGAGCCGGCACCGACCGAGTACCAGCGCCTCAACTTCGGGCCGGAGCTGCCGTAGTGCCAGCACTCGACAATCCCCGTCATGAGCGATTCGCTCAGGAGCTTGCGAAGGGGAAAACGGCAGCAGATGCGTATGTCTCGGCTGGGTATCAGGAAAGTCGGTCAGCTGCATCGCGCTTATCAACAAATGTGAACATTGTTGCCCGTGTTGCCGAGATCCAGGACCGCAGCGCAATTCGCACGGAAATCACGCTCCAATCGCTCATGGAGGAGGCCGGCGAGATCCAGCGCGCAGCCATGGCTTCGAACCAGCATTCGGCCGCTGTTGCAGCGCTGACCGCCAAGGCCAAGCTCGCAGGGCTGTGGATCGAGCGCTCAGAAAACGAGAACACAAACACTAGCTATGTTGTCTCCGGAGAGCCAATCGACGACGTTGCGGCCTGGGAAGCCGAGCACTCACCGAAGCATTAAGGTCGCGTGGTCGCCTCAGGCTGGCCCGCAGACCGCTTTGGTGAAGTGTCCGGCCGACGAGATATTCTACGGCGGGGCGCGCGGAGGCGGCAAGACAGATGGGATGCTGGGCAAGTTCGCGCTCAAGGCGTCTCGATACGGCGAGAATTGCGTCGGGGTTTTCTTCCGACGATCGCGCGAAGATCTGAAGGAGGCGATCGAGCGCAGCCGGCAGATTTACGGCCCGCTCGGCGCGAAATGGGCTGAACAGAAGAAGTGGTGGACGTTTCCGAACGGCGCGCGGCTGAAGTTCGAATATCTCGATCGCGACGCGGACGCGGACAATTATCAGGGGCACAATTACACTGATGTGTTCTTCGAGGAACTGACCCATTGGGCAAGTCCTGTTCCGGTCAACAAGCTGAGGGCAACGCTTCGGTCGCCCGCAGGCGTTCCGTGTCAGTTTCATGCGACAGGGAATCCCGGCGGCCCAGGCCATCAGTGGGTCAAGGCCAGATATATCGATCCGGCGCCGTTCGGCTGGCAACTGCATTGGGAGGATTTCACCAACCCGTTCTCAGGGGAAGTGGTCCGCAAGAACCGCGTGTTCATCCCGTCGCGGCTGAGTGACAACCGTTATCTTGGCTCTGGATACGTTGCCAACCTCTATCAGTCCGGCTCGAAAGAGCTGGTCAGGGCATGGCTTGAGGGCGACTGGGATATCATCGAGGGCGCGTTCTTCGACTGTTGGGATCCAAAGCGCCACATTGTGAGGCCATTCACAATCCCGAAGGACTGGACGCGGTTCAGGTCCGGTGATTGGGGATCAGCCAAACCGTTCAGCTTCGGCTGGTGGGCCGTCGTTGGTGACAAGTGCCGGACGCCTGATGGCGTGATCCTGCCGCGCGGCTGCATGGTTCGCTACCGGGAATGGTACGGCATGGTGCCTGGCAAGCCCAACACTGGATTGAAGCTGCACGCGAGCGAGGTCGGCGCCAAGTTGGCAAGCCTTGAAGCGAACGATGTGAAATTGGTTGGTGGCGTGTTCGATCCTGCCGCGTTCTCGGAGGATGGAGGCCCATCGATCGCGGAGCGGGTCAACAGCGAGCTGATTAAGGGCAAGCTTGTCCCGTTTCGCCCAGCCGACAACAAGCGCGTGCCAGCGAGGGGCGCGCTCGGCGGCTGGGATCAGATGCGAGCTCGAATGGTCGGTGACGACGATGGGCTGCCGATGATCGTGACGTTCTCGACGTGTGTTGACAGCATCCGGACGATACCTGCGCTGCAACACGATGCTGACAGGCCAGAGGACATCGACAGCGACATGGAAGATCACGCGCCGGACGAATGGCGGTACGCCTGCATGTCGCGGCCTTGGATCCGGAAGACGGCACAGGACGATGGGGTGAAGAATATTAGCGGCTATCGCGCTACGAGCGATCGGCACAACGACGATGACTGGAAAGCAGCGATCTGATGGCAACACCGAACACCTCAACCGTCCCGCCGAGCCCACGGGATTACGGTTGGTATTGCGGCCGCCCGGGGAAGCCGCGGTAAATGGAAACGCTGCCGGCCGTCATCGAATCTCAGCAGTCGAAAGGCGCCGAGAAAGATGACTATTTTGACCTCACTCGGCTGCGTCGGCAATACAATGATTTCGCGTCTGCGAAGGATGCGGAAGCGCGCGAGATGGTCGAATCGCGCCATTATTACCATGGCGACCAATGGACCAAGTCAGAAATCGAGACGCTGCGCCGGCGTAAGCAACCGGTCGTCACCTCAAACCGGATCGTGCGCAAGATCGATGCGGTTGTCGGCCTGGTGGAGCGGCTGAGGCAAGATCCGAAGGCATATCCCCGCACGCCGCAACACGATGAGGGCGCTGAGCTCGCGACGGCAACGCTGCGGTTTGTGCTGGACAACAAAGATTGGAAATCGAAGTCGTCCCGGATTGCTCGAGCTGGCGGCATCGATGGCATCGCAGGGCTTGAGTACGATCTGGTTGCCGGCGACGAAGGCGACCCGAGCCTGGAATTTCACATCGCCTATGGTGATGGGTTCTTCTACGATCCACGGTCATTCGATGAGGGCTTCACCGACGCTCGCTATCTCGGCGTTGCGAAATGGGTCGATATCGAGCTTGCCAAGGAGCTTGTGCCGAGCAAGGCGGATGAAATCGACAGCCTGATGGAGACAGGCACCGACCTGACGACCATCAACGATAATGACCGCGAGCGGAACTGGATCAACACGACCGAGCGCAAATGCAGGCTGGTCGATCACTGGTATATCCAAGGCGGTAAATGGAAGTGGTGCCTGTATATCGGCTCGCTGAAGCTGATGGAAGGCGTCTCTCCGTTCATTGATGAGAAGGGCAAGACGTTCCCGCGCTATCGCATGTTCTCAGCGAGTGTGGATCATGACGGCGATCGATACGGCTTTGTGCGCAACCTGAAAAGCCCGCAGGACGAGGTCAATCATAGGCGTTCCAAGGCGCTGCATCTGCTCAACAACCGCCGCGTGGTGTCCGAGAAGGGCGCCGTTGACGATATCGAGATCGCCAGGCGCGAATGGGCCAAGCCCGATGGCTGGATCGAGACCAATCCAGGCTTGAAGATGGAGCCTGACGATAGCTCGAAGCAGGACTTCAAGGGCCAACTGGAAATGCTCCAGGAGGCCAAGACCGAGATCGAGAATTTCGGCCCGAATCCGGCGCTGATCGGGCAGGGGCTGGAGGATAGCTCAGGCCGGGCCATTCAGTTGCTGCAACAGGCCGGCATTGCCGAGCTTGGGCCGTATTTGTCCGCGTTCAAGAACTGGAAGATCAGGGTCTACCGCGACATCTGGAACATCATCCAGCGCTATTGGACCGAGGAGCGTTGGATCAGGGTCACCGACGATCAGAACGTGGCTCAGTTCTTCCAGATCAATAAGCCGTCGGTCGATCAATACGGCCGGCCGGAGATCGTTAACGGCATTGGCTCGCTGGACGTGGACATCATCATTGATGAGGGCCCTGACGCGGTCAACATGCAGGGCGATGCGATGATGGTGCTGCAGACGCTTGGGCCGCAGTTCGCGCAGCAGTTCCCGGATATCGCGCTTGAACTGTCCCCGCTGCCGAACTCGGTCAAGAAGCCGATGTTGGACAAGATCCAGGCCAAGCAGAACCAGCCGCCGCAGCCCGATCCGAAGGTTGCCGCAGATGCGCAGTTGAAGAACGCGCAGATCCAGGCCGATATGCACACGACCGCGGCCGACAACAGCCTGGAATGGCGCAAGGCCCAGCTCGCCGCGCTGACGCAGATCGAGGTTGCCCGGATCGGCGCCAAGACGGACGCTGATAGCTCGATCCTGGCAAGCAAGCTTGAGGCCATCCTTGGCTTTGGGCAGATGCAGCATGAAGCAGCGCAGAACATGCAGGACCGCGCTCACGAAGCGGTGCAGAGCGCACAGGATCGCGCGCACGAACAGGATTTAGCTGCTCAGCAGGCGCAGCAGCAGGCCGAATAGGCCGCAGCGCAGCCAGCACAGTAATCGCCCGAGCCGGCGACACGGCTCAACCAAGCGCATCGCCCGAGCGATAGAGGGCAACACGTTGGCGCACGAAACGCGCGGAGAAGGGTAGACCATGAGCACTGAGGAACCAGGCGATCTTGAACTGTTCGACGAAGCGGTTACGGATGAGGGCGGGGATGAAAATCTCGGCCAGCAGACGGAGCAGGCTCAAGTCGAAACCGCACAGCAGGACGAAGGCCAGCAGGCGACGACCGAACAACAGGCCGATACGGCCCGTCAGGTCGATGACAACGCCCCGCAGGTCCCGTCATGGCGTGTTCGGGAGATCAACGAGGAGAAGCGCAGGCTTGCCGACGAGAACGAGCGTTTCAAGGCCGAACTGGCTGAGTTTCGCCGGGCTCAACAGCAGCCACGCCAGCAGCAGACCGAGCAGCCTAAGGTCAATCG